CAAATCTGCAATACGCAATGCTAAAGCCAACGCCGTGCCGGTGTTCCGGCTTGACGGCACAAGTGATCTAGGGCTGGGCATTTCATTGGCGCGGAATAATCCAACAGCACAATTTTACGACTACACCAAAAACTACAATCGGATGAAATTGTATTTTTCTGGAAAATTACCCAATAATTACCACCTGACTTTTTCTTGGTCCGGCAATAATGCGACCGCCTGCTTAGATGTGTTGTCGTTTGGCGGCAATGTCGCTGCGGTGTTTGATGGCAGCATGCCAGATACCTTCTATGGTTATCCTGTTATTGACGGCGATGCCCATGATTTGCGCTTTCTTGACCCTAGCCCGTGCGTTGTTGGCCTCAAAGCAAAGGGCAAGGCCAAGCATGACACTAGTGGTTTTGTGGTGCGTGTGCCCCCATGCTAGATGGGCTATTGGCTGCAACCCGGCTGGCAATGCTGTTGATTGTGCTTGTGGTGTTAATCGGTTTGCTGTAGTAATCGGTTTGTGGGCGATATTGCCCGGTTTTAAATTGAGGAAATACAATCATGGTCAATAACATCGACACGTTCACGGCGATGGATCACAACGAGGCGCAGGCGGATAAGTTCGCCCGCATGAACGGTGACGCCCGCGCCGACCAGTTCCGGCCCATTGTTGAAGCGTACCAGTTTGCCGATGGCCAGCCTGCCGAGGCGCGATATATCCGCGAGGAAAGTACTGGCCAAATCTTGAACCCTCACATTGCGCCTACCTATGCCTTTGTGCCGTACCAAGAGCGGTGGACAAGCTTCGACAACATTCTGGCCGATAGCGGGTTGGACCTGTCCAATAAGCTTGTATCCTACGATTGGAGCAATGGCGGCGCTCGGGCTTTCCGGCAAGTCGTGCTGCCCGCCTACAACCGCACAATGCGGGATGATGACACCGTGGCGCTGCGTTTCCTCGAATGGGATAGCGTGGACGGCTCTAGTGCCTACCTACTGCGGGCGGGCTTCTATCAATGGGTTTGTGCCAACACCTGCACGACGGGCGATGAGGTGTTCAAGGTATACAACCGGCACCGGGGTCGCCCACGTAAGGAGATGACCAAACATGACGAGCGTGTCATGGCGCTCAAGGCGGAAGAGCAATACGAGAACATGATAGAGATGACCAAGAACGCCTTGGGTGAATTTGAGGTGTTCACCGATGGCCTCAAGGAATTGGCCACCATGCCCGTCAAGGTCGAGGCGCATACATTGGACTTTCTCAATAACAGTCTTGCCAGCGAGAACAGTCAAAAGGCCCCGGTTAAGGTTCGCGCACTAGCCGAACATCTCCACGCCAACTGGGCCGAGTACCGCCGGGAGCATGACAATACGTGGTACGACTTCGCTGCGGTGTTAACTGACTACGCGGCACGGGGTGCCAAGACTGAACGCGAGATTGACGCCCGCACCCGTCCCCAGCGTGAAGACTGGGCAGGGCGAGCAATCAAGGCTCTGCCCCAGTTCGCAATGGCTGCCTAGCCTCCCTACCTCTCCCTACCTCTCCCTGCAACTTATGGCCTCCCGGCACTGCCGGGGGGTCTTTTTTTTGGGCTGTTGGCTGGGCTGTTCTGGGGTGCTTGGGGGTGCTTGCCGTATAGCCTGCCGGTAAACCTGTTTATTGTCTTATGGTGTTGTGGGGGAAGGATTATTGGCGCAAGGGGGATGTGCTATGGGCTGTACATAACAGCACCCAATGGCAGCAAAAAATACAATCAGCTGGTGCGTAGAGTTTTGTCGCCCGGGCTAACACGCGCGCACATGCGTGGGGAAACATAACAGCGCAATTTTAGAAGGGGACACCACCCTACAAGGGGGGGATATGGCCTCAAAAACAGCCAACTATATCCCCAGCGGATCCGCCAAAAATTCGCTTTCCATTGTATATATTATGCGACAATATGTTGCTTATTTGTCACATTATAACTTATTGAAAAATAAGTATTTTTCGAGGGGGGTTGGCTAGGGCCACCACGCCCTACCCATACGTCTATACACCCAGCTGCTCAAAATTTTATTTTTTTAAGCATTTATACTAATAGTTGTGCTGTGCTTCTAGATACACCAGATAGTTAGAATTGTGCTGTCATTAGGTAGAAAACAGACAATAAAAAACCCCACAGGATTGCCTGTGAGGTGTTCTGAGGTGTTCTTATGTAGGCTGATAAACCTGATATAATACACAATACTGGGGTATAGTATGTTTACCTGCGGCAAACATAAATATATTATACACCCCCACAGAGGTTTTGTCAAGGGAAAAACAACAACAGCACAATTTTTTTTATTTTTTCCTTGTTTTTAGCCATTTATTAGCACACCCAAACAGCGAACAGCGCAACAACACCACAACCAAAAACATTATTTTTAGCTTTGTAGCCCAGAAACAATAAAAATCGGCAGAAAACAGCCAAAAACAGCAAAGTTAAAAATTTTTTTTGATTTTTTTACTTTTTTACTTGACAAACACCCCAGATAGCATTATAATAGGTATATACGCTACTTTTATTTGTGCGGTGTTTCTCCTTTGCTATGCACACTCAACGCCTTCCCAACAACACAACAGTATATTTGAAGGGTCTTAGTGAGTTCCATACAAAGGAGCAACAAAATAGTGTATATTAACAATCAGAAATTGTTTTATAATCAAGTAACAACCCAGTAGTTTATGCATGGCCGAAGGACTTATTAAAAAAAATCTTACCGAAAAACAAGAAAAGTTTCTTGAAGCGTTATTTGATAACCACGGTAATGTAGCGGCATCATTGCGGGACGCTGGATATAGCCCCCACAGCCGAAAAGATGTTCTTGCTGCTCTTAAAGATGAAATTCAAGAGCGCACACGAATGCTTCTGAATGGTGCTGCAATTGAGGCAGCACAGAACATCGTAGATACCATGAACCTAGGTAACAACATGGATGTGCCTGTTAATCGCCTAGAATTGCGGTATAAAGCTGCTGGAGACATTCTGGATAGGATTGGCATTACCAAGCGACAACAACTCGATGTAACAGGCGAAATCAAACATGGGATTGTGCTGTTGCCCGGAAAGAAACCGATGGTTGATGTAACACCTACCGACAAGCACATTCATACTGAAAATGGCGGGTAGACCAAAACTTGCTCCCGGTGAAAAGGGAAACTACCATGTAAGTCGTGCAGTAAAGGCTAAACAGATAGCCAAGAAAAAACTGCGGGATGCTGTGAATGACGCAGAAAAAAAGAAAATTGCTGCTCAAAAGGCTAGAGATAGCGCAGAAAAGAAAAAGCGCAAACACGCCAAAACAGTTGACTTACTTGAAAATGGTGGAGTAACAGACGAGGATTTTCTTGATTCTGTACCCAAGCAAGTCCGTGAAGCAATTGAACAGGGTGAACAGGAACTAATCTTTTCACCAAACCCCGGACCCCAAACAGAGTTTCTTGCCTCTCCAGAAAAAGAAGTTTTGTACGGTGGTGCGGCAGGCGGTGGCAAAAGCTACGCATTACTGGTTGATCCCCTCCGCTACGCCGACAATAAAAACTTTCGTGGGCTGTTGTTGCGTAGAACTCTCGGCGAACTTGCTGAACTAATCGACCAATCCAAAAAGTTGTACCCAAAGGCTTTTCCTTCTGCCTATTATCGTGAAAGCAAAAACCTTTGGGTATTTCCGTCCGGTGCAACAATTCTATTATCCTATGTGGATAAGGACCAAGACGTAACACGCTACCAAGGTCAGGCTTTTTCTTGGATTGGTGTGGATGAGTTGGGGCACTACCCAACACCCTACGTTTGGGATTACCTGCGCTCTCGCCTTCGTACAACAGATCAGTCGATTGAAACGTATATGAGGGCTTCTGCTAACCCCGGCGGTGTTGGCGGGTGGTGGATCAAGAAAATGTTTATTGACCCGGAAACACCAAACACCCCATTTGCTGCTTGCGATATGGAAACAGGTAAACCTCTTCTGTATCCAAAAAACCATCTAAAAGAAGGGCAGCCGCTATTTTACAGGAAGTTTGTTCCTGCAAGACTTACCGACAACCCTTACTTAATGGCATCTGGCGAATACGAAGCTATGCTGTTGTCGTTGCCGGAAGTAGAACGCAGAAGGTTACTTGAAGGAGACTGGGATGTTGCAGAGGGTGCGGCGTTTGCAGAATTTAATCGTTACCTTCATGTGTGCGACCCCTTTGAGATACCTCGTGGTTGGCCTCGCTTTCGTGCTGCTGACTACGGCTTTAGTAGCCCCTCTTGTGTTCTTTGGGGTGCTGTGGATCATGATGGTAATATATGGATTTATCGGGAACTGTATGCTAAGAGGCTTACGGCGGATGCTCTGGCCGATGCTATTTATGAAGCAGAAGCTATGGACCCCTCGATGTACACCGCAGTCCTTGACAAATCATGCTGGAACAAAGTAGCAGGCGCACCTTCTGTTGCTCAAACTATGATTACAAAAGGAATCCGCTGGCTCCCTTCTAACTCGGATAGGATCGCAGGTAAGCTTGAAGTACACAAACGATTACAATGCAACCCAGAAACTGGCGAACCACGTATTAAAATCTTCTCAACGTGTACTAATCTTGTACGAACGCTACCAGCAATCCCCTTATCTAAAACTAACAGCGAAGACGTCGATACTAAATCTGAAGATCACGCCTATGACGCATTAAGGTACATGTGCATGACACGGCAAATTAACAACATTAATTACAATTCATGGGCACATAGAGTAAGGGATACTATGCCCGAGCCTCGTGATATTGTGTTTGGATATTAGTCATGGCTAAAGGTAAAAATATTACTACAGGGTTTACAATTGATCTTTCTGATCCAACAGACCCTTTTCGTCGTATTCTTGAAAGTATTGTTAACACCTACGCGCAAGATTTTAAAAATATCCCAGAAGATGCGGCTATTTTAAAGCCTACTCGTAAATTGGCTACCGGGCTTATTGATCGTTTTGCAAAACTAGAAGGAATTAGAATTCCCTATGGAGATGAAAGCAATAAAACTCTAACTGCGAACTCTAGCCTTAGAGCCTTTGAATCGTTGGGTCTTGTAAAAAAAGGCACTAAAAAGGTTGGTAGAAATACTATAAATACTTGGGATTTTACTGATAAGATGGATGACATCATCAATTTAGTAAAAACAGGACAGACACCTGCGGAAGCATTAACATCTAGCTTACCACAACTTGCGCCACCAAAAACCCCAAAAGCACCTAAAAAAAGAAAAGGCATGACCCCGGATGTTCCTGAAAAATCTGTTCTTCCTCCAACAGCAGAGCCGGAACCAACTTTAGCTAAACAAGCGCGGGAGTTTTTAGAAAGCAAGGGTAAAAAAGTATCTGAAGAAACTGCTGAAGAAACTGTAACTGCTCGTGAAGCAATTGACATGGTTCTTAAAGAAAGTCGAGAAAGAACCTCGACTGCTGCTACAAAAGCAGAACAGGAGGCACTTGAAAAACTAGCAGGCAAACCTTTTAAAGAAATTCCACAGCAGCTTGTTGAAGCTTTTATGAAAAA